CGCACTCAAATCGGCTCTGTATTAGGTTGAGGTGTGCTACTCGCGTAGTTCCTGAACCTTCTTTAACTCCAACGCCTTTGCCAGAGCTTTCTGTGCCGCCTTCTCCAACACCCGAGCCGTCTCCAGCTCCATCTCCTGTTCCATCGCCTACTCCTTTAACAAATCCGAGGGTTTTTTATTAGCGATCGTTTTTACCGCCTAGTACAACTAGTTCTCTACGAGGATCTACACCCGCACCAATAACCATAGATACAATTCCAGGTGCACTTTCTAATCCAGACTTATCTCTGAACCAAGCGGAACCATTATCCATAGCTGGATTTTGAATAAACAAACGTGGGCCAACACTCTTGGCATAGTAATGATGATAGTGACCAACGTTTAGTATTTCAGCGTTTGCAACAGCGCAGTGCCCCATTGCTTGTCCGCCCCACCACTTAACCATGTCACGAGATTGATGGCCGTGAGCCATGCCGTAAAGAACTCCGCTTAGGTTAACAGCTAGTGTGCTGTCGTCTGCAGCGGGGTATCTAAACTCTACGCGATCACGTAAAAAATCATTTTCTTTACAAATGTCTTCTACTGAAGCCACAATGTCAATCTGCCAAGAGTCTTCTGGACGACCAAGTAAGAAACGTTGTACTTCGTCGTGATTACCTGGAACTACAGGAACAATTAGCTTAGGAGCTAGAGGAGCAAGAGCTTTAATCTGTGCAAGAAGCATACGTCGACCAACACGTACCTGCTCTGAAACACCAATGTCATGGCGCCCCATTACTTTACCTTTTTGACTAGTCATGCCCTCAATGCAATCGCCAAGTTGTGGCAAAGCAATTTGGTTAAAGCTATACTTCTTTGAAAGATACTTGTGATGTTCTACTGCCTCATCAAAAGAAGTAAGAACTCTATCTATGATCTGTGGCGTGTTGTCTTTACCGTACTGAGTATCTCCAATGCTGTATACCGCAGTTAAGTCACCGGAGACATCTACAGTCTTTCCAGGCTTCCACTTTAAAATACCGCTAAGTAACTCATCTAAGTCATAATCCGATTTATTTTGAGGAGCTACGGGTACAACGTTAACTCTAAATGATTCTAACCAATCACCATTAAATGTTTGCCAACGAGAGCGACGATGTGAAACTACAGCCCACTCTGCTGGATTTAAATTTGCTTCTCGTAATATTTCTTCTGCTCCAGGAGTATTACCATCTGGGCGTGGCGTAGAAATTACAAAGCCACCATCTGTACCAATTTCAGAACGTGGTCGCCACGCTTCTGGAATAGTTTTATTTACCTTATCAGAACCTTGATTACCTGTTTGTATAACTGAATCATAATCATCTGCTAAAGACATACACATCCTCCGCTTCGGTGTTCGCGAACAGAGGTAAGGCCAAATGTTCCCCCGGCACGTCGGTATAATTGAAATAAACTTTTTGTTGTTAAATCATCATCTTGAAGAGATGCCTCATATGCAGGCCGGTCTTCTTCTGAAAGCGTTGATGCCCATAGGCCTACCACGCAATACTTATCCATCGAGTTTGCTTTTACTTCTGCGTACAATTCGTTAAGCATGTGTGCTACTCCATCTTAGTAGGCCAATTGCAATACTAAGCCCCAGGGATATTCCTAAGGCCTAGCATTAGCATACACATCTTTAGTAAGAAGCGCTACTTCCGCCATCAAAATTCATGCGGTCACGCTTTGTAGCTGTTGCAACAATTTTTCCATTAGCCTGTGTCATTCCAGCTGCTGGATCAGTTATCTTGGTGTAACTAGCTTTAATTGAATACGCTGCACCCAGACGGTCTTTATTAGTTGCGGGCACGTTAGCGCGGGATGTTCCTTTAGAACCATTTGGATCGCCAGCGGCTGTGTTTTTTTTCTTCCACAGTGTTCCACTGAGTTTACCCTGTGCTGCAGTGGCAGTAAATGCAATGCCATCTTTCATCATAGGTGTGCGACCTTGTTTTGCCATACCTGCAAGCGCCTCGTCAGGGCCTGGGATTGAGCTTTTAGCCATTCTATTTCCTAACTGTTAAGAGATCTCTTGTTATAAAGAATATATCAACTTACGTTGACAGTAAAGACTATTGCTGAAATTTGTCCGTCTCTTGAATCAACGGTTGTAAAGCCTGGGCGACAGTTTAAGTCAAGTCCTCTAGGGGCAACATAACCTCTAGCAATGGCAATAGCTTTAACTGCTTGATTTACTGCAGAAGCTCCAACCGCACGAATCTTTACTTGCGGGTTCTCATACAGGGCATGAGCAATTGCAGAGCCTACTGATTGAGCATTAGAACCGGCGCCTACGCGCAGGAACTTTTCCTCGGTGTCTTTTTCAATCACGTTTTGTAGTCCTTAGGTTTCGATTTTAGTTCGCCCTCTAAGGAAAAGGTACGTTATTTAAGACGTTCCGTCTGCGTATCCAGCTTCTTTTAACAAGGTTACAAAGTCTTCTAGTCTAAGGATAGTTACCCACTCAGTGATGCTGACTTCTCCTTGACCGTTTAGTCTAAGAACTGCTACAGGAAGATCTTTGCCGTTATGACGTTCTTTTAGCTGCTTTATAGCAGCTGAAGGATTAAAGTCTTTGCGAGCCTTTACTTCCCAATCTATGCCAATAGTGCCAGTAATGTCAGTACCAGACCTGCCGGCACCAGTGGACTCTGCATAAGGCCAGCCGTTAGCTGCTAGGTAGTTAGCTACTATTTTTTGCGATTTATATCCCCTATGTTTACGACTTTGACTTGGCACGTTTGCCACCCCTACAAGTACTGCAATGTTTATACATAGGGCCCCCAAGAATTTTACCGGGAAGGTCTACATCGTAATCATGGCCGTACGGGCATAGATCAGGGTCTGTATTAAACAGTTTAGACAACCCACGACGAGTGTTTTCTTTAGAAGTAACTTGCTCTAAATGCTCTGGGTTTAAACAATTTCTAACTTTGCATAGATGGTCTACTTGAAGATTGTCAATAATTTTTTCTTTAAGAACCGCAAAAACCATTCTGTGTACTAAATATTGTTTGTTACGAAAACCGTGTCGACCATAGCCATCGTCCATTTTACCTGTCCAAAGCCAACAGCTATCAGTTTTTATAACTTTAGCCCAAAAACGAACATCAAGATCAGCAACGTCAATAGAATTGTAATCTAAACTAGCCTTAGCCATTCTTAACGCCGTTCATTCTAGTGCTAATTAAAACTGTTAAATCCTCAATAGTCCCATTGTTTACAAAAATTTGATCTACTTTGTATCCGTCCATTTCAAACTCTGATACGTGTTCATTTACTGCGTTAACGCCTAAACGTTTTACTCTCCAAACTTGACCACCTAAAGACTTAACCATATGTGCTTCATTTTCAAAACGTACATCAGTAATAACAAACTTATTATTAGAACTGTTGTAAATAGGTTCTAAGCTTTGCGTAATCCAAAACTCTTCGCCAAATACTTTACGAGCACCTACGCCTAAGTCTTGAAGCAAACGACGAACTTGCGGTTCTTTCTTTGCCGCATCCCAACCAACAAGCTTAATTAAATTTTGAAGGTAACCGGTAGGGCTACAACCAACCATTGGGTTAACTTCGTAAATAAAATCACGAATTTTGTCTGCAAAAGCAATTCGCGTGTAACCGTACTTATCAACTAAAATTTGAGCAATAGTGTCTTTTCCAGACTGTGCATAACCGGTTAATCCTATGATTCCATATGGGTGTTTAATACGTAGCTCTTCATCGGTAAACAAAGACATCTGTTCATGGGTCATGTTGTGAACCTCCTAGTTCTAGCACGCATACCGCCACCATCTGATGTGCGGCGGGTTAGTTCTCTAGAAACTACTGAAGAGTCCCGCTCAACATTAAGAGTTCTAGTTTCAATCAATTTACGAAAAGCATACTTAAGGTCTAGCTCGTAGGCAAGATTTTTAATCTCTTCACTAGAAGCAATCTGAGCTTTAATCAAAGTAATGCGATCACCCTTAGCACCGGTCCAATTAGCAATCATAGAAGCAGCCTCTTGGTTGTCTAGGGCGCGTTGAGCCTCACGTTCGTTAATAATAGCAATAGCTTGAGCGCCAGCTAAATGTGCATTCCATTGAGTAAACTGTACAAATAGATCCATCAAGCCTTCATCGTCTAACTCTGTAATATCTCTAGGTAAAGCAGGTATTGTGTAATCTGGCTTTGCTGTTAACCCAAATCCTAACTCTGTAACGCTGTCAAGTACTTTTCTACTAATGCTCATTTCTCCACCTCCTTTAGTGCGTTAAAATTCCAAAAACTTAACACTCCTTGTGTTAGGTTTTTCATTCCCCCACCTCGCTTAGTGGTTCAACAACTAAACTATTTACTTCTGATTTAGACAACTTCTTGATAGAAGCAACTGGTGTCGAAGTTCTCCAAGTGTATTCGCCCTCACCCTTTGGGATAGC